ATGGAGAAAGTTTTGCAATGTGTCAGACTTCCGCAAAATGGTAAAGGCACAATCGGGTTTAATTTGAAAGGAGAGTATTTAAAAAAATACGGTTTCCAGTTAGGAGATAAAGTAAAGGTGGAAATTAGCAAAAATAAGATTGTTTTATTTAAGACGGGCAATGTGCTGGAATGATTGAAAAAGTGGCACAGCGGGCAGCAAAAGCACTCTGACAGACCTTGAGAGAGGGGGGGAGAATGCTTTTGCGTCGCCCGGCTGCGCCGGGGTGAAGCGGAGTCCGCCGATTGCTCTTTTGGCAGAGGGGGCGGGATTTTAAACGCCTGAAATGGCGGTTGTTTGACGTAATTTTAGCAATTACGAAAAGCGGTATTTTATTTCCGATTGAGGAAAAATATTCCTCCGGTGCCGGTTCCCGGACGTGTGAAGTAGAAATTCATGCCGAGCCATAATGTGTCGAAGGCATCCGTAACATGGGTTTTGTATTGATCCGGATTGTCCGGAGTATCGTCAGTACCTTCCGGAGCTTTGTCCTTCTCAAAACCGTTTTTACCTTGCTTAATACCGGTTTGCTCCATGGCGATCTTGAGGAACTCGTTTTGATAGAGATTGAAACGAATCCACAGGAATTGCGGATCACCTTTCAATGCGAGATCGATATTGAGGTGTTTCCATTCATGTTTGGGTGCCTGTCCGACATATACCATTGCAGGAGTGTACCGGTTCTCTTTGAATACACGTTCAATGATATCCGCATAGGTTTCTGTTGTGGAGCCCGACTCCCAGGTAAAAGTATGATCATAGTAGACGACTACATCGTGATTGAGCTTGGGACGGTAATAGTCAGCTATCTGTTGTACCAGGTCTCCGAGTTTGGATGGGGTTTTGACATAGAACGATTTGATGATTTTCATCGTATTCCCGTCCAATTGTGCCACTACCGCTGTCGAGATTGACGCATTGGAGTCGAATGCAATATGCAGTTCTTTGTCAAAATCAAGGTCACCGTCTCCCAGGCAGCCGCAGGAACTCAGTTGCTTCCAATTACTTCCAAGATTCTTCAGCCTTCCGTTATCAGCCGGCTGATAGAAATGTATGCGGTCGTCCAGGGCACTATAAAAGCCATTGGGAACTTTCATCAGCCGTTCGTTCAGGAAGGCGGTACGCCATACCAACGGGGGAGAATCACGCTGCATCTGCCAAATGAAGTCTTCTCCCAGGACCTCAAGGTTATCAAAGACATCATATTCACCATAAAATACAGTGTATTCCCGTTTTTTCTTATCATTCGGTTTGAGTGCAGGCTGAAACTTCCGGGCTATGTCAAGATCACGTTGAAGTTCCCGGATCATCCGCATGGTGTGTTCGGTCAGCGGTTTACGTTTGTAATCCTGAAGTTCTTTATACAGGTTGCGAATGAGTTGGATATGTGGGGGCTGCATCTCTTCCTGTTTGTCGAGAATCCAACGTCCCATGGATGATCCGGGCATGTCCGTTGAGTAACATACGCTGTGATGGTGAGGACAGTGCCCGAAATATTGCCGGTTTCCCCGGTTGGCCGGATTGACCTCGTTCTTTATCTTGTCATAGGAAAGGAACTTTGCCTCCGGCCCTATCACCCAGTCAAGCGACATGGAGTTTGCGGACATCCCTTGATTAAAGGAAAGAATGACCATGACCGTGCCATTCCAGAAATGGAAAGCATTACTCCATCCGTCTCCGAGTACCGGACGGACAGGCTTGGCAAAGCCCATGGAAGGTGGTGCTTTATGGCCAACGACATAATGGATATTTTGAATGTATCCCCATTCGGCGAGTGCTTTACAGATAGCCGGAAGGGTATTCCCCCAGGCTTTAGCATAGCTGGGAGAGATCATTCCACCCAATGAACCGGGCATTTCCCAGACGTTTCTGAGAATGAAGCGGGCGTCGATACCTTCTGACTTACCGGTACCACGCGATGCAACGATGTATTCGTCATGTGCGGCAATAGCCATTGCCTGGCGTTGCATTTTGTTGAAGAACTTCCGTATCACATTGGCCTGTTTCATCCGGAGTTCGTACGCCGATGGTATGGGAGAGGCTTGGGCTGTCATTCCTCAATATCCTCCTCTTCAATGGTTTGAATATCTGTCGCCTGTTTGGTCAACATATCTTTGCACAAGCTGCGGAGTTCCTGGCGGCGTTGCTCCAGATTGTCTATCACTTCAATACCCTCAAGTGTCGTCACATCGTCAGAAGGTTCAAAAGATGGGGGAATAAGCTGACTGAAGTCGAATGCGTCATCGTCTTTGTCGGAACGGGTGTATTTACCTATCTTGTCGAGAGCAGCGGCAGCTCCTTTAGCATCTCCGTTGTCGATAGCGAGTTGAAATGCCTTCTTTCCTCCTTCTACGATCATGTAGCGATACCAGGATTTGGCCGCCAACTGGATGTTACCGACCAACCGGTTGATCATACCGATATCGCGATAGGCCTGTGATTGGGAAACAGGTTCCGCTTGCCCTCCACATCCGTGCATGAGAAAAGTAACGAGCTCCTGGTCTTCAATTAATGGGCTTTCCATTTTCTTACTAACACAAAGCATCATCCGATTCTTAATTTCCATCTCCTTTGGTGATAACTGGAGAGCGGATTCACCCCGATCTTTGAACAGGGAGCGTTCGATGCGGTCGTAGGTTGTGTCTTTTTTCGGCATAATTTAGTCGTTGATGATTTGTTCTTTCATGTATTTATCAGCAAGTGGCTCGGCTGCCGGACTTCCGGCCTTGGCTAACTTGATCACAGTCTTGCGGAGTTCGAATTTTGTTTGCAGGCGTCCCTGATGGTATGCTTCATAGATAGGAGAATGATGATGATTTCTGCAAATATCACAGAAGTAGCTGTGTTCACCGGCAGGCAGCGAAATTAGAATGGCGATTTCTGCCGGAGGCAGCAGAGCTGCGGCCATCTCTCTGATTTGTTGCAAGGTTTCATCTGATAACTCCATTTCTATTCTAATATTTCGTAACTGATTGCTTGATTATATGCCTGCTCGAACATTTCCGAGAAGTAATTGAAATGCTTTCCGGAAGTGAAATAGAAGCCATTTTCCCAGCGGTGATTCTGGTTCAGGTTCGCGGAACCGGCAATACCGAACTGATATTTGTCATTTTCCACCAATAACACTTTTGCATGACAGGAGTCAATCCGTATGCGTGGTGTGATGTTGGAGGCAAACAGTAACAAGTCAAGCTTGTGCCGTTTTACCGTCGTATCGAGCAGGAGGGTCAGACCTGTAATTTTTTTATCATCGGCCAGGAAGAAGAGAGGGCGTAAACTGTCCTCTGAGATACTGAATGTAGCGATCCTTATATCCGCCGGTCCGATTTCAGATAAAAGAGAGGGCAACACTTCATGTATTGCCCAGTCTCCTTTGTGCATGAACGGTTCGATAGAACCGGGACACAAAGCCAAAGGAAAGTTATCCTGAAACCTTTTCACCTTGTTCTGCCGATAATTCTGCCGTTAAAGCGGCTAATTCAGTTTCGTATTTAGCAATCCGGTCGAGTGCGTTCTGCAGAACAGCCTGCTTTCCCTCTTTCCCGGCCCTCTCTGCGGCTGTTTTGCTGTTCGTAATGTTCTGCTTCAGACGTTTGATCTGACGGGCTATTTCGAAGCCTCTGACCACTGCATTTTCACTATACTCAGGACGTTTAGCATCAAGCTCTAAGGTTGCCTGTTTGCCTTCTGCGTAATCGTCAATCTGTTTCCAAAGTTTGCGACGTTCGTCGTCCAGCTTGCAGAGTTCTTCTGCGAGGGGGTGACGTTCCTCTGCCGGGATATCCGGATTCGCAATATCATTATGGAGACTGGCGTACAGGGGAGCGATCTCTTTGATACGGGCGTATGCTTTACGTAAGGCAGGAGTGAGGGATTCTTCTGTTACGATCTTGACGCCCGGAGTGTTCAAGGCATCCAGTTCGCCCCGGATAGCGGAGAGCTCTTTCATTTTCTCCTCGAACTCTTCATTTAAAGCTGAGAGTTCGTCAGCATGATTTTCCGTGTCACTCTCAAGTTCGCTGATACGGTTATGCAGTCCGTCGATCTCCTCTTGGAGTCGGTCGATTGCCTCTGTCCGGATATCGGTTTCTTGAGTCCGTTGTTCATCATTCAGTGTTTGAACGATCAGGATCTCTTCGAATGCAGCCGGGTAAACAGAAGGAGCATCTTTTATTTCCCTGGCTATTTTAGTCAGTATATTGACTAATTGTGTAAAGTGGGGATCGAAAATGTGAGGATTCTCCGGTGCCTGGGAAAGATAGTTCCCATAGCTGCTCTTGGTGTTTGCCTTTGCTAAAGCGTTAAAGAGTTCCATACCGTCAGCGTACCTACGCTGACGGTTTGACAACCATTTTTCTAACTGTTCGTTTCTTGTCATAAAATATATGTATTATGTTAACCTCCGGGACTTGGAGCCGGTTTTAGGCCTGCAATGACTTCCATGTCGATTGGTGTTCCTAAAACAACAGCCGATTCATTTGCGTCACAAGTGGCTGTATAGGCAGTTCCCCGCTGATCGGCGGCGAGCTTACCACCATCAAAGGAGGGTGATACATCGGCATACATGCCCGGTTTACCCATCAGGAATTGTTGGCCGTCGGAATCTTCGAAGACGAAGTACCCCGGAGTGTTCTTGACAAGTGTACTGAAAGCATGCATTCCCGGAGTATTGCCGGGAAAGAAAAACTCTAAAGTCTGCTTAAAAGATTTTCCGTCCGTTTCGCCTTGAATTTCCGCTTTATAACCTACTTTCCCTTTTGTGGAATACAAGTAAATCGGCTGAGTGTAGGTTCCGCCACTTGGAAAAGTGAATGATCCTGAAGCGGTAATCAGGTCCTCATTCGTAGTAGGCTTTACCGGAATCATTGGTACGGTTGAAGGAGCGTCATACGGAATAAAGAGCAGCCGTCCTTTATAACCTCCCATGTTGTTTTGCCCGATATTCCATTTTAACGGGGCAAATGCCGGACCGGCAGCCAGAACGGTTAAACCGTCTGATGTCAGAAGATGATGGCTGATCCAGTTTCCGGTATCCGGAATGGCCGCTTGTACTTCCGGAAACAAGAACAGGCAGCAGATAAGCAGGCATGAAATGCAAAGAATAAATCGTTTCATAATCAGGTAATTGTTTAGTTTATGTAGGGGAAGGTAAGACTCCCTTCCCCGGATTAGTTAAGTATAGGCTCCGGTAGCGGTGGCTACTTCACCGGCAACAACTGTAACCTGTGTATTTGCCGGTTTGGTCTTGCCATCGGCATCAGTGAACTCGATGGTGTATTTTCCCGGAGGAAGTCCAATGATGCATTGGCCGTTACCGCGTTTGGCAACTTTTCCCTGGATACTCCATTGGCCTTTGTCGGTGCCGGTGATGGCTACCTGCACTCCACCGGTTTTACAATAGTCGCCGGCCAGGTCGAGAGATTCGTTCTTCTGCTCGTTACAGCGGAAGACTTTCTCATGCCAGTCATTGATACGTGTATCGTATCCTGCCTGCAACCAGAACTGCCATTCGTTCGGGTCCTCGTAAATATCACGTATCTGGCAGAATTTAGAAGCCGCTTGAGTATTGAACGCCACGTCTATGTTACCAACTTTCTGAAGGGTCAGCCGGGAACCTTGGCCTAAAGCTTCGTGGGAGGAGACAATCAGGTTCGGACACATGGCGTCTTCCCGCAAGAGTTCAAGCATGCGTTGCATGGAAGGATATTCCTGCATGCGTAACTTATTACGTAATGCTGAACGGGCAGCTTTCAAAACGGTTTCAGCACACAAAAGCTGTGGTACACCGCCTATTGAAGAACGAAGGTAGGTGTTTGCCCCTCCGATCCATTCCACCAGATTTTCGTAAGCTGCATAATCTGTATCTGATGTTGGCGCGGCAAACTCTCCGGAAATAGCGAAATTACCACGGGCCGCATTTACATCGCCACGAGTGATCAGCATGTCCATCTTGGTATAAATACCATCGAAAGCCCCGCCGGGTGAGTTGGAATCTTCATCCCGTTCGGCAGAGAACAGGCTATATACGATATCTTCCAGATGCGAACGTACCAGGGTAAATGCAACCTTGGTTTCCATCGGATGTTTTTTTGTAGTGTTGCTTACCGGAGTGCCACCGATGATCAGCAGTTCGTTATCATCGTACTTCTGGGAGTTTTCTTTGGTGATGCAGACAACATCTTTCGGCTCGATGACTGAGGGTTCGTAACCTAAGAGTTTATCGACCAGTCCGAAGTTCTTTCCGATTTTATACGATTGCGTACCACCGGCACGACGACGCTCGTTGATACGTGCGTGTTTGCCTTGCAGGTCCATAACATTCAGCTTCAGTAGGTTTGCCACTTCGGTGAGGGTGGCAAACGGCAGCGCACGAAGTGCCTGGTCATAAATGACCAGTGCTTCGTTCAGTTTAGAGACATCAATTAGTTTATTTGCAGCCATTTGAATAGACTTTTTAATAGTTAAAGTTTAGGTTATTAATACAGGCCCTCAGCTTTTAATTTCTCGGTGATGGCTTGATAGTTTCCTGCGTTCTGGTCACAAAAAGCAGATAACTCTTCCTGGGTTCCGCTACCTTCAGGCTCTTGTTCAGGAGTCAGACCGGCATGCCCCGGTGTAGGACCGTTCTTCAGATTCTTCACTTGCTCTTCAAGTTGGGTGATTTTAGAATCCTTCTCAGTGATAGAGTTCTTGAGAGTACTAATCTCGTTATCCTTGCCGGATGTAGAACCGTTCAGCTCTGTAATCTTCGCGTTGGCAGAGTTAAGTTTCTCTTCAATATCGGTCTTAGCCTGTACAAGAGTAGCGTTCTCTGTCTTTAATCGTTCCATTTCAGCATGGATAGAGTCCAGGTTTTCAGCAGACAGTTCGGTGGTTTCCGCTTTATCTTTTGAAATTCCCAGGAAAGAGAGGAAGCCGGTCCATGATGGTTTGTAATTCATTGCCTTTTCTTTTGGGATTGTTAATGCTGGCACAATATTCGTGTCCATACCCGCTGCCAGTAAAACGGAGGAGGAACGGTCGTATAAGCGCACGGCATGGGAGTTGGCCGGGATATCCACGATGGAAGCCTCCATAACTTCTGCTTTGGTAACAGTTTCGCGTGTTTGTCCCGGAAGCAGATATTCTTTTTCGGAGGATGTGGCCAGGATACGTATACCAATACTTGCGGCCCGTAAGGTCCCTGCTTCGTATTTTGCGGCAATGGTCTTCGATAAATCGTCTACCTTGTCGAAAACAGGAATAGCAGAAAGCACGTCGTCCTCTATCTTGATATCGTCCCAATATCCGATTGCTTTGTAATCACACCATAGGGGTGATCCTTCATCACGGAAATGCCCATACAGCATCACCGGGTTGTCAATGAAAGCTTCAAGAAGAAGTCCAGCAGTAAGAACCCGGTAGCCGTACCGGTTGAGTGATGAATCTGATAAGATGATGCGTTTTTGGCTCATTGCACTTATTTTGTTGCAATGATACGGCTATATATAATGATGCCGAAGGACGGTTATAACTCTGTAACAGGTAGTGGAGGATAGGCGCCTTTTCCGGAAAAAGTGGCTTCAATTCCGGAGAGGTCGGAGGCTTTGGTTCCTGTTTTCTCTATCACGGTTCCCAGAAGCGGGTACTCTTTGCTTCCATATAATCGGATATTGCCATTCGCATCCTTGCATCTTACTACGCAACCACGTACATTGATAGTCCGCAGGATGTGAAGTTCTGAATCTGTCAGTCCTGTGCGTTTCAGGCGGATGGTAAGGGTCTGTTTATATAGCGTACCGGCTTGAGTGTCGTCCGCTTCCACATCTGGAGAAACTCCCATATAGGTGATAGGCAGGTTTCTCCAGGTATTAGGCCGGTGAAGGCTGATAACGGCTGAGTGATTGATGACTGAAAATAAACTTATTTCATCCGTGAACAGGAAATCTGCCTGAATGACTCCTCCGATATTGTTTGTATTCATATTCTGTTGATTTACAATATACTATCTGTGATTCTCTCTTTTCGAACATTTTTCACTCAAAAAAAGGACATTTAACTACGCTTACTCGATGAATTATTCTCGCTTTTTATAGCTCCTTTTTTCTTTTCTCCTCACTTTTGCCCTCCAACGCTGGTAGTGTTTGAGAAAAGCTTCTTCCGTAAGAGAATCAATTCCATATCTGCGCATGAAGAATTGCACTCCATCAATGTATTTGATTCCGTACCGGTGCTTCTGTTCGTCCAGGTATTCATGCAACTCCGCCCACATCATCAATTCTATTTTCCGGGAAATGATCACCTGGGAGCGAAGTCCTAAATAGTTGTAGGTCACTGGCGATTTGCCTATACTTCGTTCAGGCAGACAGATTTCTAAATTACCACGATCAACCGGAGCTTCCGACGGTCTCTTCTGGAGAAGGTCGAATATTACGTGATAGATATCCAGGTTATCAGGAAAACGGACCGGATCAGAGGTCAGGTGACAGTATTTGCCGCGGATATACTCACATAGATGCGGAGGAACTTCGATTTTGGTAGTTATCATTTAGGTCATAGAATGGTTTACGCTAATATACAAAGTTTTGCGGACATAAACAAGACTTTCCGGAACAAACTAATCCCCCTTGCAAAAACGGTACTCCTTTTTTGTGCAACTGTGTAAATCGTGCAGTATTATCATATAATGTGTTGATTATAATTGGTTTATGTCTGCACGAAACATGGTACGTTTTTGTACGATTGGTTCATTGTGCGTACAAAATACAATTTTGTGCAATTTAGTACGAGGCGTACGTTTTTGTACGAAATTTGTGCTCTGTTTAATTATTTGATTTATAGTGTAATAAATACCGAATTGCACCTTTCTGCACGAAAGCACAAAAATATTCTATATTTTTAAGGTAGTCTCTTTTACAGAAGAAAGAAAAAATAAAAATAATATATAGACACCTCGTTGCCGGCTTTACTTCGTCTCAGGCACAGTTGTTCAAAACGTTCTTCTAAGCAAAAGGGGGTAAAGGGGGAACGACCGAAAAAACAAAGCCGCGATACGCTGATGCGTACCGCGGCCGGATAAATGTTCCGACTTGTGCTATCGCAAATCATTCGGATAAAACACCTGAGATACCAACTCGTACTCACGGGGCAGTGACTTCACACCTACACAAACACATATACCTCTTGCTGCAAGCTCATACAGCCGTTGTGTTGTGACGATAGAACCCCGGAAATGATAGTTACTGCAAAGCACAAAATATGCAGTTGCCAGGTCAAAGGAATAAATGTCCTTGCTTATGATCTTGAGTGCATCGGACGGAATCTTGGCAAAACCTAAACGAACGGCCAGGCGTGCGATCAACTGCTCACGCTCGACGGGATCAGGAGATATGACTACGAATATTTTATTCTCTTTTTTTATCATTATAATGTTGTGTATATCAAATAAAAGACGTATCTTTATAGGGTAATAAATTGGGATAATATACTCCTATCGTCGTGAGTAGAAATGAACCCAGGATTTGGATTTTACGAACTTCGCGCACCGGCGAATAATTGTATAATCATCCGAAAACTCAAGTAATGCATCCGTCAACTCTTTCTGTTCCGTCTCTTCCTGAATAATCCAACATGCACACTTTATAAACAAGTCATAGGAGGACGCCTCACAGTGATCCATTACACGAATACTTCCGCATTCCGGAATGCCATCCAGCAGCAGGTACACTGCGTTATAAAAGCGATTAAAGCGCTCCGGATTCTCTTTGTATACGGATATCAATTCGTTAATATTGGTCAGTTTAAAAGAAGATAGGTTCATGGTATGTCATTTTATGGATTATAACTCAATTTCTGCTCGGGTTCCGGAGGGAGTGGGGGAGCATCCCGCTTGGGATCGAGCATTTCAATACTTTCGGCTACGATTTCAGAAACGGTTCGTTTCTGGCCGTCATTTGTTTCATACTTCCGGGTTGTGAATCTGCCTTCAATATACAGTTTGCTTCCTTTGTGGGTGTACTTCTCAATGGTTTCCGCCAATCCCCTCCAGGCTACGACGGGTATCCATTCGGTTCTCTCCGGAATCGTTTGACCGGCTTTGTTTGTATAAGCACGCTCTGTACATGCAATAGAAAATTGGGCTACTTTGATGCCGGTTTCAGTGGTACGGACCTCGGCATCACGTCCCATGTTGCCGATAAAAATACATTTGTTTACACTCATTGTTTTTATGTTTAAGTTAGAAAACGAGTTTACCTGTCGGTTGTGGTAACCGGCTATTATCTTCTTTCGGGATAGGTTGGGCTCCGGTTCCTACCGTAAAGTACTCTACACCTCCGGATTTATCATCTACAACCGCCTTCCCGTCCTTATCGACTTGAAAAGGTTTCCCGGTTATACTGTCATATTTGTGAGGATTGAATACATAACCTTTCCAAGAACAATACATTATAAATTTCTTCTTAAATGCGGTTGGTGATACAAACTTTCGTTGCTGATTGTCGTATTGGCAAAATGCGTCATATAAATCTTTCCGGGGTAAACGGACATTGAGATGTTCTTCTCCGGAGAAGTATTCATCAGCCCAGGAGATGAGGGTTTCACCCATTTCCTGACGCAGCTTTCTTTGCTCTAACCTTTCGCCGGGAGCCTGGACAACGCCATAAGTCAAATACAATTGGACGCAATTGGCCAACAGGTTCCAGGTAAGATTCCATTGTTCAAAATCCCACTCCGAGAAGAAGAGGACTCCGAAGTCGTCAACCGGCTTATGGGTATCGTTATAGAAATCGGAGAATGCAAGCAGCCACTGGCGGTCCGTGTAACTTGAACCACTGCCACGGATGGCATGGTTGGTAGCAATATACATTTTGGGTGATCGCGCAAATGGTAAAGTGATCCTTCTACCTCCTTTATAATTTACTGACCAATCCCCGGTAATGTTGGGGAACAGAAATTCAAAGTTGAAGTTTTGTAACACGTCGTCAATAAAAACGAGTTTAGTGTTTTCCTGAATGTCATTCCATACAAATTGATCATTAAAAAGATCAGAGCGTTTTCCGGGAATATAGGCTGTAGGAATGATATTACGCATCAATTCCCCTACAAGTGATTTCCCGGAACGGCCGTTACTTTCTCCTACTTCAGATTGCTTGCCATCCATGCCGATGACAGCTCTGGCCACATTATTGTCTTTCGCTTCCATAACCATGTATCCGATTGCACACAGTTTACTAAGGAGATGGATACGATTTTCATTCTCTTCTTCCGGCTCTATTTCTTCAGCAGATTTTCTCCAGGTAAAGTTACTGGTGTTGATCAGGAACTGGAGGTAATGGGATTTCTTACCGGCCTCTGAAAGTTCGTAAGTAAATGTGTTGTCTTGCCGGCTAAAAGTAACCAACGGTTTACCCAGATATTTGGCCGGTGTCATTTTACGTTGCTCTTCCCAGATGTGGTGTGTGATATTCTCGTAACCGAGTTCGCTTACAGAATCTTTTGTGACCAGCCAGCAATTTTTATCAAAATAGAAATACTGGGATTCCCGGTTGGGCTTAACGAAATTGGGCTGAATGAACTCAAGCAGGGATAACTTGTCCGGACCCACATATTGAGACACGCCTTTAATCAACATTTCATTTACCTCAGTCTTGCAATTATGCTTGGCAAACTGAAACAGGTAGTCACGGGCATCAGAGGCATCGATAGCACGAACGACAGGCGGTTCAAGGTGAATGAACTGATAACTCTTATCAATTCTCCGAAGACGTCCGAATCCTCTGTTTTGCAAGAAGTTTTGTGAGTTGACATAGCAGAACTCATATTCAATACGTTCATTTTGGCTACGATCATATTTAGTGACTTCTCTCCAGAACTTTTCATCATCGTCAAAAGGTTGTGCCAAGATTACTTTTCCATGTTCGTCGAATTTCCATCGATATCGGCCGAATAGGAACTCCGGCAGGTTACGCAGGAGGTCGGCATGACGCTCGGCAAAGACTTCATGAGAGTGGAGTCCCCATAATTCTTGCAATTTATGATCTGTCCAGGTAGTTACCTTGAACATCTCAATATATTTGCCCAAACCTTTCTTTTCATTGCATGCAAACTCGATATCGGCGGCCAGCTCTTCTTCTTTTCCACGCAGAGAATTTGCAAGCAGATCATCAAGGCCTTTGTCTCCTGCTTCGTTCTTATTAATGTGTCCGACGAATATTTCAACGAAGATGTTCCGGTTCTTGAGAGAACGCATATATTCTTTGAAATTTTTTGCTGCATAGAAAAAACAGCGGGGACGCTTTTCGACCTGATCATTGATCCGGATATTGGAGCTGATATCGTCCCAGTCCGAATCAAAGATAAAAGCAACCTCCTGTACCTCACAGGTAGAGATGATCTTCACCAGGTCTTCCGGAAGGGCACCGTAAAGACCGAGATTCTGTATACCGCTGACTGCGATTGAGGGAATGCCGTGCTTACATGCTTTCTCCGCTTTCTTTTCACCTTCCTGAATATAGAGACGGGGTATCTTTGTCTTTGATTTATAGAGACTGCGTATGCGCTCCGGAATATAGATCGGAGTACCGCTGCCACGCGGGGATTTGTATTTGTAAGGTTTACCCTCTTTATCAAGGTGGGCATCCGGAAACTGCCATCTGATACGATAATATTCTTGAGGAGTACCAACGTCCCTTCTTTTATTATCTTTCCGGGTGAAGACAACCGGCATTCCTTCCAGATCATAATATTCAATGATGACATCATCTCCCTTAGTGGTTAACATTCCTCGTTCATCAATGGTACCAGGACGGAAAGTACGTTGTTCGAATATACTTTGTGTATCTCCTGTCTTATATACCTTTGCTGTGACATCCTCAAAGGTAAGACCTGATTCAGCCAACATCCTGGCACAATAACTGTCGACATCGATACCTTTGGCAGCCTTGCTGCTTTTTTTCATCTTTTTTGCCGGCTGTTTCTTGATGGCCGGACGTTGATCGAGAATGACATTGAATTTTTTGGCAAGGTATTCAAGAGCATCATTGAAAGTCATTCCTTCAGCGGACATTAAGAAAGAAACCGAATCTCCACCTTTCAATTCATTGCATCCAAAGCATTTAAAGATTTGTTTGGCCGGACTAATTGAGAGTTTCTTTGCGGCTTTGCACCGGGGACAATCGCAATTGTAATTCACTCCGGAGCGTTTGAGTTCATGGAAGTCTTGTGCAACATCAAGCAAATGTCCTGTGGCAGCATCTTTGATACGTCTTATCTCATCATCATTAAAATACATAGTTCAAGGGATTAGTTACATGATCAGTTCTGTTTCATTGATTCGGGGTCAAATGAAACCATTTACAATGGATTGGCAGAGGACTGTTTATGGGAGATCGTACTCTTCAGTAACGGATTCGTTTATCACGCTCTGCAGAAGTTCCGGATCTTTATAGAGGAAAAGGACTTTAACCATACCGTCCTTTACAACTCCCATTTCCATCTCAATTTCTAAATTGTTTTCGTGGACCTTATCTACGATCCGGTCTACGACTTGTTTATCTAATTCGATTATATCTTTAAACATAGGTTTTCCTTCCTTCTTTTTTGGTTATACGTTAATTAATAACTCGGATTACGAACATCTATATCACTGCGTTTCTCCCGAAGATTCGGGTTTTACGATTATCGTATTACCGGAAGAAGGGATAACGGATATATTCTTATGCCGAGGGTCAATCAAGGTAATTTTTAGCTTTTCGCCTTCTCTCTCAATATAATAGTTACCTGTTTTTATAGTTTCTGATTCCATACTTTAGTTCCTTTTTTCTTAATTTCATATTAGATCCTTTCTGATCTTGTTTATAGTCATACCCAGCTATTTCCGTTCTTATGAAAATCAAAAATAGCTTTTTGCATCTCTTCATCATTTTTAGGTTCATGGGTATATCTCTCATGGCAATAACAATAGTTACTTCCGTAAGCACATGTACAAAATGTCTTATTCAGCTCCTCTCCAACTTTCCATCTGGCATTATCGTTAGGTATTCTTCCCTCCTGTAACCATTGCCACCGGGTTTTCATTTTCTCTCGGTATGCAGCATTTTTTTTTCTTTTCTCCTCCCGTTTCTTGGCTGCATCCCGGTACTCCTTCCTTTTGGCAGACAGGATGGCTTTGGCAGCGTCCTTATCTTCATGGACCTCACTGTCTTTGAAATAGACAGCTTTGGCAGAATAATAGCAGTTAGTCCACTGTTCTGTACCTTTGACCCCCTCATTGGGAATAAAACCCTTTTTAGCCCATTGTAATGCCGTTAATGTTTCCATAGTTCATTACTGTTTTACGCCAGTTCAACTATCACTCTTTCTAATGTTATATAATCCCGAATTTTTGAAATAGTACCATCCTTCTTAGCTTTCATCAGAATGGGCACTACCTCATTATGACATATTTCATACCCAGTTACATAAGAATATCTTTTTCTTTCTGGGAACGTTATTTTTTCGCGGGTACTCAATGCCCATCCTTCATGTGCAGGGGTAGTAATACAAACTTTGCTTCCAATAGGAAATTTTTGATTAGAGGAAATATATTCATCCTCCAAGTCTCTTAACCCTTGTTTCCAGCTATCAATCTCTGATTGAATTTCCGTCTTTCTTGTTTCAAAATATGATTTATTCATTTCTTTTATTGATTTGAATTATTGTTGATGTATAATTGTTAATACATTAATTCCCCCTTTTACTTCAATATAAACA